GTGCCTTTTCTTCTCAGTACCAATATTACGATCTGTCCACGAAAACGAATTCAATCTCCAACTATGATTATGTTCGTGATTTCAAGGAGAGAAATACCCTTGGACAGAGATTGAATATCACGGAAGACTTTGTGGTACCCAATATGGCACTGGAATGGAATAAAATTCAAAGAGCAAATTTAAATTTCAGACCATTGAATAAATTTTCCAGAGGCGGTGCAAAAAATCGACAGGATATCATCAAGAGTAATTCCCATTTCCGAAAATTTTACATGCAGAATTTCAAAGCCTGTGAGCATACAATTGAGCTTAATGGTGATCTGAAATTAAATCCCGGAAGAACAATTGAACTAGAAATCACCAAGGCGACAGATCCAACGATCTACAAGGAATATACTGGTCGTTCTCTGGGTCGTGGACTGGATGAAATGTTCTCTGGTAAATACCTTGTTGCGGTATGCGAACATAAATTCAGAGCCAAGGGTGCCAGTTACATGACCACATGTACTGTCGTGAAAGATTCCTGGAATATTAGAGAAGAAGAATGAAAATCTATATTGGTGTAGTTGAAGATATAAACGATCCGGCTGAGATGAATCGGCTTCGGGTTCGTATCTATAGCAAACATAATCAGAACAAAGAAGAATTACCGACATCAGCACTGTCTTGGTCAAATGTTCTTCTTCCATTTCAGACAACATCACTGAATATTTCCCAGGGATCATGGGTTGCTGGATCATATGTGGATGAGGCAGAACAAGAATTTCTTGTCATGGGTATGTTGTCCAGTAGATCAACACCAATCACCTCTGATATCAATATTGGCTTCAATGATCCAGAAAAAGCATATCCAAAGAATCATCAGGTTGACACACCCAGTACTGCAACATCTGATTATAGGAATACAGAACCATATCAGATGAAGAAGGCGACGGAATTTGACAATGTTCCGATTGCCACGACAGTCAATGGTTCTATCTCTACCTGGTCAACTCCTGATGTCACGGATACCAATCGACCATCTTATCCCTTCAATCATGTCTCGGAGACCAAAGGTGGTCATGTACTGGAATTTGATGATACCCATGGGTATGAAAGAATTTCAGAATTTCATAAATCTGGTACCTACCGAGAGATTCAGGCGAATGGTGATCAGATTAATGTCGTGAAGGGTAAAAATTATCGAATCGTTGTATCAGACGAAGATGTGTATATTCAGGGATCATGTAACCTGACGATTGATGGTAATCTCAATACTCTTGTGAAGGGTAATTACACACTGGAGGTCGAGGGTGATGTCACGGAGAATATCAAGGGAAATAAAACAACCCATACCAATGAAAATTTGAAACAAGATATCCGTGGTGATATCACACAAAACGTACAAGGTAGTATTTTAAATACCACTGATGGTAATCTTACAGATACTGTGACTGGAAGAATAACAGCCACATCTGTAGCCGGAATTGGAATGACATCTTTGGCCGGAACAACACTTACCTCTACCTCTACAATTGCCTACACCGCTCCTCTGATTACTCAGACTGGAAATGTAATAGCAGTTGGAGATATCACGGCAGGAACGGTGAGTTTGAAGAATCACACTCATGGTGGTGTTCGGAGTGGTTCTAGCAGCACATCTATACCAAATCAGTAATATGCCAGTAACAAGTTCAAATCCAGCGGGTGCGGCACCAACAAATAATCTTGGTGGTTATGCAACAACCTTGGCAGAACAGAAAACAAAGACGATAAGTGCTGGGTATACCGCAAAATCGAATTGGGATACTGCAGTTCGTTCATTGATCACGACATATACATATGAATCTGAATTGACTTCATTGTATACCGCATACCAGAACCTTCAGAATAAGTCAAATTACAAGACACTGTTAAATGCCCTGGTCAATGATCTAAGCATTGAGACAGCAGAGAATAATCTTCACCTTGATATTATCGCAAATCGCCTCTCGACTTATTATTATACAAAGACAAAAGAGTATTTGGTCTATATGATCGACACACTGACAGCCAAGATACAGGCAAATGCATCAAACATTTCTTCCCTGGATTTTCCGCTTCGGTCAAATGAGAAAATTATTTTGGACAAGGTACCAAGGATCGAACGATTCATTGATACCGTGAATTATGTGAGATTCACGAAGCAAGAAAAAGATCGACACGATACACAGATTCGTACTCTAAGAAAAAAGGTCAAGACGGATCTATGGGATTCCGGTAAAAAAGATGAGTATGCGACATATATTATTGGTCTTGGAATCAATCATCCCAATTAGTCATATAAATATTGACAAATGCCTAGATCTGACTACAATATCAACGAGACTCTGCCCACGAATGTTGTACAGAATCGATATGCAGATATTCCATTTGCCTTCTCGGTGGCAAGCACTGATAATAACCTTGATATTCGACCGGTTACTGATGTCGAGGCAATCAGACAGGCAGTAAAGACTCTGGTTCTCTCCAATCATCCTGATCGACCCTTTCATCCAGAACTTGGGTGTGGTGTGACTGGTATGCTTTTTGAGAATGCAGATATCTTTACGGGTATCACGATTAAAGATGAAATCATTCGAGTACTTTCTACGTATGAACCAAGAATCAAAGATGTGATCGTTGAAATATCAGATGATATTGATCGTAATGCCCTATATGTAACAATCAAATTTGCAATCCGTCAATCAAATACAGGAAGTGAAGTTTCCTTCTATCTAGATCGTATCCGCTAATGAAACAGTTAAACATCACAGAACTCGATTTCGATAATATTAAGACAGCCATCAAGGATTATTATCGTAATGGTACCTCGATCTTTAAAGATTGGGATTTCGAGGGTTCAGGGCTAAATATCATCCTTGATATTCTTGCCTATAACACTCACTATAATGCGATGCTGGCACATCTTGCTGCCAATGAAGGTTTCCTTGGATCTTCACAATTGAGAAAGAATGTGGTTGCTCGGGCAAAGACTCTGGGTTATCTACCACATAGTGTCACGGCATCATCAGCAAATATTCATCTTACCGGAGCTGATATCGGAGATCTCACGGAGGTACCCAAGAAGACAAGATTCACATCAACGGTATCTGGTATTGAATACAGTTTTGTTACTGCTGCCTCTACAACAGGTTCATTCGCTGGAGATACTGATTCACAGGGTGACGATAAGACAGTTAAGATTTTTCAGGGAGAATTCCGAAGCATTCGATATACATTTTCCTCTTCCGAGAAGAGACAAAAATTTGTGATTCCTGACAAGAATGCAGATATCAGTACGAAGATCAATGCCTCGGGTGATAAATTATTGACCGTCAAGACCTATCCTCACACAAATACAAGTAACGTAACATCATATACCCAATTCACTGAACTATCCGAGATTACTGGAACCTCAAATGTATTTTTCATTACAGAAAATTCCAGTGGATTCTACGAAATCGAATTCGGTGATGATGTTCTGGGTAAGAAACCTGATAATGCCTCGGTGGTTGAGATTGAATATTTTGTGACTGATGGTGCCGATGCCAATGGTGCTGGAACATTTGAATTGGTCAGTACACTGTCTGAAAGTGAGATTGAGGTAAACAATGGTCACAAGAATAGTACGATATCCAGTGGTGGAGGTGACAGAGAAACAATTGAATCAATTCGTGTCAATGCACCTATTTCATTTACAGCTCAAGATCGAGCCGTGACGGTTGATGACTATAAATCAATCATTCAGAATAACTCTTCGGCCGAAGCGGTATCTGTCTGGGGCGGTGAAGATAATGATCCAGTAGATCTCGGTTCTGTATACATATCTGCCAAATATGCAAATGATGTTACACTGACATCTGCTGATAAGACCACACTTGGAAATATTCTACAAGACAAAGGTGTTTTGACTCTGACTCATAAATTTGTTGATCCAGATTTTGTGTACCTATATTTCACATTGACCTCAAAATACAATTCAAATCTGACGGATAAATCTCAGGCTGATATGGTATCATCTATCAGATCCATAATGACAACATTTGATAATGCAAACCTTGAGGATTTCAACTCGATCTTTCGATTTTCACAATTTCTTCAGTTCATCGATAATTCCGATCCGGCGATTCTTTCGACAATTGCTGATGTCTTTTGTTATAAAGAGGTCACTACCGTGGAGGGCACATCATCATATACAATAGATTTTAAATTTCAACTAGAGGATACAGTACAGACAGATTTCATTACATCAGATAGTTTCACTATTAATGGATCTTCATATTCTTTAAGAACAATAGATTCTGGCACAAATGATCCAAATCTGAAATATATTGTGATTCAAGATACTGTTGGCAATAGATATACTACTGTGACTGGAACAGATCAAACATTTGGTGAGGTAGATCTTCAAACAGGATTGTTGACACTTGGATCACCCACACCTACACATACTGCATTCCCAGATATTTCACCCGATAAGATTAAGATATTTTCTCGACCATCATCCGATGATGTGGTCGCAAAAAGAAATACGGTGATTCAAATTGATACTGACCAATCAACAGTTCAAGCTTTGTTAGATAATATTGCCCTCAGTGGAAATGCGGGTATCAAAAATTACAGAACAATCAATAGAACATGAGTGAAGAGAGTATTGCAATAGCATTAAACCATGAGAAGAGTCGGGTCAATGAAATTGTACCTCAGTATCTTCGTACATCTACTGATAATGTCATAAAATTTCTGAAAGAATACTATGATTATCTGAACGATGACTCACAGAGTACTTCAACACGACTCAAAAGGTTAGTGATTGAAAATGATATTGATGAAACATCATCGAAATACCTAGATGCAATTCAGACTGAAATTGCACAATCAATACCCAATTCAGATTACCTTGATCGTACAACCCTGTATAAGAGAATCATCCATTTCTATCGTTCCAAAGGCACAAAGGAGAGTGTCACATCATTTTTTCGTATTTTCTTTAATGATGTCAATGATCTAGAAATTGTCTATGGTGACAAACCCTGGACATACAAGATTCGTTCAACAAAATTCACTACTGAATGGAAAGAACGATACAAGAAATTGGTTCATCCTGCAGGTCTGAAATTTTCTGCTGCACTTCTTTTTGATGCAATTGTTCGAGGTGGAAGTACAGAGGGCGGTGATAATCCAGAAAATGACCCAACAAAAATAAAGGCCGGATGGGACCCAGATTTCTGGGGTAAGAGAATGGAATCATATGACTATTATGATTCATTGGCCGGTGGTTCTCAGCTTGAAAATACGAATTGGTATAAAGATCTGGTACCACCATATTATCGAGATGGTGATAGTCAATATACCGCATTCTTTCTCTCCAAATATTCACCACTCGTCGATCCAAGAATTAAGAAGCCTGTATTCACAAAGGGAAGTAAGAGATGGCAAGACTCTCAGGGAGGTATCTGGGATAACAAATTTTCGTATAACAGTGGTGATACGTTCTTTGATTCATCTTATGATTCTCAGTTGGGTATACCGCCAGAGGTTGATTCCCAAGAGGTGGATGTGAAATTTATTCTCTCGGCAAATGTCTTGGATTCACGAGATACCTTTGTCCGTGAGAGACTTCAGGGTGAGATAAAATATTTTGATCCCACAGAAATTTCATCATTCGGCAATGATACATTTGAAAGTCTTGCTGCCTCATATTCAGCAACACAGAATAGACAACAGTTGAATAATGTTGGTATCAGCATTGCTACCATACCATTTACCCTGAGGATTAGGAATTTAATCACAGATTCTCAAGTCACAAGAATCAATGAGGGTGAATCAGTTACATTTAATCTCCAAAGTTCCGCAGATTTTGAGAATCAAAAACTATCTTATACGCAAGAGGGAACAAGAAGTGCTGATTCACAAACCGTGGGTTCTAATAGTTTCTTTGCTCGACCTTTCAAATTTAATAATACCTGGTCTATTGGTGACAAGACAAGATATTTGACGGTTGATGATACAACAGCATTCAATGATGTTTATCTTGCCTCTGCTAATACAAATTTTGCAGGCATACCAATTGTAGTCCGAGATCTTGGTTCTTTAAATAGTAATAGAAATGCATATGTCGATGGTGTCACCAGGCATGAACCATGGGCATTTGGTATGTATGCAGATGGAAAAATTCAGAATATCTTTATCATCGATGGTGGTGCCAGTTTTACTCCAATTACTGCTACTGAACTCGAAGATTCACAAGATCTAAGCCATGCTGAAATTCTTTTTGGCACACTCTATGATTCTCAAACTGCATATAATGCAGGTGATCAATTCGTCTCGGCAAATAATTTATATCAGGTCACTAGTGGTACACATAGTGTACCCGGCAATGATTATCCAGATTTTGGCACAGCCTTTGATGATTCTGATACCTTTTCTGGTATGTCACTCAAATATAAGGGTAAAGCAGCAAGAGCATTTATCTCTGCAACAGGTGATCCGACCGTGGGTGATATCTCAACAATTCAATTTAAGACAGATACAGATGGATCTGTTCTAAATGGTGAAGGTTATTTTCCAATACATCCAACGGGATCAGATTCACAATATGATCGTTCTCGCTTTCGTAGATCGAAAATAGACTCAACAGACTATTATGATCCAGACAACACGGCTGATACGTATTATAATACACAATGGCAACAAGATGTTGCTTCACCAAGACCCTGGAGCACAAATTTCTCTGGAACAGAAGATCTAGACTCGCAATTACAATGGATTTCACAGGGTGTTCAAAAGACCGATGGAGGTTCTTCAATTATAAAATTTGAATTTCCATCTGATAGTCAATTGGGTGAAGATTCTCAGGATAATATAGTCAAAATTCGATTGGATGAATACAATACTGTTGTTAAACAACTTATCGTTGATGATGGTTTTGTAACCACGGTGACAGCCACTTATTCATCATCAGCATCTGAAAGTGATCAATCCGCTGTAGACTTCAACCTTACATTCAATCCACATTCAAATGATATGGATTCGCAAATCCCATGGGCAATTGAATTTACTGGTAATTCGGATTCTGCGGATTCTCAAGATTTCAATAGTGCATTATCCGGTAATCTTACTCGGACGAATAACAACACGGATAATATTGAACTTGATATTGCCTCTGACTATTACACCGAGGGTACTGAATCCTTCAAGATTGTAATTGGATCTCTCTGGAGTCAATCTGGTACCTATAATGCAGGTGATTTTATCTACCATGGAGATAATCTTTATATTTCTGTAAGCCCTGATGGGACATCCGCCACAGGTGACGGTGCTGATCCAACACATACATCATTGACAGAAACCGTGATGGGTGTGTTGCTATCTTATATCGCTCCTTCCAAATATACGATTAACATTAATGATACCTTTCTCACACCCACGGTTTCCTTTGTTGATACAGAAAACGAAGATAGTGACGGTACGATCACAATGTCTGTTGGGCAGGGTTCAACAACTGATACCTTTACGCTCTCAACAACAAATATTAAAAATGGTACGACCATACCATATGTGATGGTAAAGGATACATATGGTGGTTCTGGTTCTAATATCATCACTGCTATTACTGGTTCTGGGAATTTTGCTATCACAAGTAATAGTGGTGCTGGTGATCCAGCTGTAACATTCACATATGAAGA